ACTTTAGTATGACTAGTAAACTATTTGATAACACGCAACACCCTAATCAGCAAGGACACAAGGCTCTAGCAAACTACTTTAACAAAGTCTTGAACTAAATACTAATATGAAATATACAGAATTATTACCCATTTCCGAAGGTGTACAATATCACCTAAAATCTAATACTCCACTGCACGAAAGCGTCTTTCGTTTAGGTAGTGATGAGTACTTTAATATGTTTAAAGAAGCAAGGTCTCTTTACACAGAAGGTAAGTTAAACGACTTACATTGGTTTGATGAAGAGATTCTTCGTGACACACAACTGGGTGAATGGGTTAACTTAAAAGAACATGGCAGAGTTCCTTTAGATATGATTATTAGTGAAGACAACATGAATGTCCACGAAGCAGAGTATCAAGGTAAAAAAGTAGATTTAAATAAACCCAAACGTGGTGGTAGTAAAAAGTTCTATGTATACACAAAGAACAAAAAAGGTAACACAATTAAAGTATCATTCGGTGCGGCAGGTGGCGGCGGTAATCTTGCAGTTAAACTAAAAGACCCTAAGGCTAAAAAAGCATTTAAAGACAGACATGATTGCGAAAACAAGAATGATAAAACTAAAGCAGGATACTGGAGTTGTCGTTTACCACGTTATGCAAAAAGTTTAGGATTATCTGGTGGCGGAACTTGGTGGTAATGTTTTTCCTTTCGTAGAGAAAACAATTTCAAACAATAGAAAAATTAGGACATTTCCAGAGACAATCTGGGAAGACGACTTAGTATGGCATCGAGATAACGAAGACCGTACTATTAAAGTTATCAGCAGTGATGGTTGGCAACTACAAATGGATAACAGTATTCCTAAAGTTTTAGTAATGGGCGAGACCCATTTTATACCCAAGGAAGTATATCACAGGATTATTAAAGGTGTTAATGACCTAATCGTTGAGATACATACAAACTAATAAAGTGATAAATACTTTATACAATAGGAATAAACAATGCGAGCCAAAGATTTTTTAATAGAATATACAGATTTAAATACTGCTAAAGCAGAGATTTTGAAGAGTATAAATGCTATTGACCCTGACACACAAGACGAAGATGCTCGTAAAACAGCAGAGCAAGTGCTTGACAAAATTTACACTGTTTTAAACAAGAACCAAGTGTTAGATAGATTCACATCAGTACTACCATCCATACTCAAAGGTGAATACAACGATACGCAAGTAATGAAGATTGCTGGAGAAATATCTAAAGCACCATTGTCATTTGCAGAGAAAATGAAGTTCACAGAAAATCTAGCAAGTAACAAAGTTATTAATCCTAAAGTATTAATTACCCCAGGTACATACACTATTGACAAGTTATGTTATGATAGTGCCGTTAACAAAGAAGTATTTTTACACATGAAGAGCTTCGGTGTTGGTCAACTTATGAAAGGTCCAATGGAACACGCATTGGCTATTCTAAGTAGTGATATTGGTATTAAAGGTAAGGGAGATGTTACAGTAGGCAATACACCCGTTGAAGTTAAAGCGGCTATTGGCGAGAAAAAAGGTTCAGGCGGTGGACGTTTTGGAGAAACTGGTGCATTACCTAGTAGAGATAAAATGCTTGGCATTTGTACAAGTTACGAATGGTTAGCAGGTCCTATTAATGAATACTTAGAAGGACAAGCAAGTTTAAACGTTGAAAACTTTGTAAGTATTGTTAACAATGCAAATCCTGAAGCAAGTGAACGTAAAGCACTTGGACAAGAATTATTCAGCGAGATCTTCCAAGGTCACGCAACCGAAATTATAAACATCTTTTCTAAACCCCAAGCAGATCCTAATGAGGTTAGAAAAGCATATATTAGAGCCAACTTCGAATGGTACAAAGACTCAGACATGGGTGGTGCTTGGCAAGTATTGGTGGGCATTAGCATGGCAGATAATTCCGTAGGAGTTATGAGTACTGGTGAAGACTTTAATAAAGTAAGCACAGCCAAGAAGAACCCTGCTATCATAACTACTGGAAAGCCACAAGAAATGCTATTCCAGTTCAATCCTAAACTTTCATAATATCCTAAAATAAGTTGCAATAAAGGTTGACAAGTCGTCATCTTTGTTGTATTATAGTAACAATATATAAACTATATTAACTTTTAAAAGGAGTCAGATGTATGAGTGCAGATAAAGTATTTAATCCAGAAGAAAAAGCAAAACTTACTCAAGTTATCAATGAAGGCATCAGTGTGATGCAAGAAGTCGAAGACTTAAATGAAGGTCTATCCGATACTGTTAAAGCGATTGCAGAAGAAATGCAAATTAAACCAGCAGTATTAAAAAAAGCAATAAAAACTGCCCATAAAGGCAACTTTGACGAGAACGCAGAAGATTATGGTAGCCTGGAGAATATCCTTGCAACTGTAGGTAAAATCGGCACTATAAGTTCTTATTAATGGAGAAGATTAGGTCGTTTTGGGTAAATTCATACAAAAGTGATACAACTGCTTTTGGACTTGAATTAATAAGTTTTGTATTTACAGTAGGTGCAAGTTTGACTTTGGCTATCAATGCTAAAGATCCAAATATGCTTATTGTTTATCCAGGCTTCTTTGTCGGAGCAATAACACAATGTTATGCAAGTTATCGCAGAGGTGCGGCTTGGGTAACACTACTAACATTTTACTTTGGTCTCGTAAACGTATTTGGTTACGGTGTTGCGGCACAATGGTGGTAGAAACAACTAGCAATAAACAACAGGAATAATATATGAAACCAGGCGTAATAATCCCGCTATTAAAATTTAATGTCAGAACAGGCGACACTGTACTTGAAAAAGGTTGCAGTTTTGCAGACGGTAAATGGCATACAGAAACAACACATGATTACTTTAAAGATAAACGTGTTGTATTGTTTAGTTTACCAGGGGCATTTACACCAACGTGTACAAGCACACAACTACCAGGGTTTGAAGATAATATGGAAGAGTTTCGTAACTTAGGCATCGATGATGTTTATGTTAGTTCAGTAAACGATTCGTTTGTTATGAATGCTTGGAAAGAAGTATTAGACATTAAGCACGTTAAAGTTATTCCTGACGGAAATGGTGACCTTACTAAATGTTTAGGTATGCTTATTAATAAAACTCACGTAGGCTTCGGCAATCGTTCGTGGCGTTTTATGGCAGTTATCAATAATGGAGTTATTGAACAATGGTGGGAAGAACCCGGCATCAATAACGTCGGTTCTGATAGCGATCCATATGAACAGACAACACCAGAGAATGCTATTGCCTTTCTTAAGGAAACAGCAAAAGTATAATGAGTAGTATAGGAGGTTACGATAAAGCAGATGAGCAAGACACAGAACTGCTTACTTATAACCTCCTTATTACTAAAGACAATAAAGTAACAAAAGAAACAGTAACAGATACATTTAAAAAGGTTGTAAAATTAGTGGAAAGACATTATAATAAAGGAGCAGATGCAGTAGAGATGGAGTTAATGGAATGGAAAAAGTAAAACCATATCAAGGACTCGCATGGACTGGCACTGCAATATTACTAATCGCGGCTACTATGGCAAGTTTCAATATGTATCCGTACTACAGTTATGCATTTTGTTTGGCAAATGCTATCTGGGTAGTGGTAGGTGTATTATGGAAAGAAAAGAGTTTGATTGTATTAAACGCAGGACTTACTTTAATATACATAATTGGAATTATACAAAGTTTAATCGCTCAGTAGAGCATGAATCACAGTTAGTTGGCTATAAGCAACAAAGGAAAAATATATGTACGTTGATGCACTCTTTGATAGAGACAAGGACTTAATACAAATAGTCGAACGAAATAAGCACGGTAAACGTGTGTATAAAGATTATCCCGCAAAATATGTATTCTATTATGATGATCCGAAAGGTAAACATAAAAGTATCCACGGCAACACTGTTAGTAGAATCCAGTGCCGTTCGATAAAAGATTTCCGTAGAGAAATAAAACTAGTAGGACAAAAGCGACTTTATGAAAGCGACTTTAATCCTGTATTCCGTATTTTAGAAGAAAACTATCTAGGACAAGAAGCACCTAAGTTGCACACTTGTTTCTTTGATATTGAGACTGACTTCGATAAGGAACGAGGTTTCTCTCCGCCTGAGGATCCGTTTAATCCTGTAACTGCAATTAGTTTGTACTTACAATGGACTGATCAACTTATAACACTTGCAATTCCGCCTAAAGGAATGAGTAAGGAAGAAAGCGATAAGGTTTGTGCAAAGTATGAAAACTGTTTCTTCTTTGAACAAGAGTCGCAATTACTAGATACATTCTTAACACTTATTGATGATGCAGATATTTTATCTGGTTGGAACAGTGAAGGTTATGATATTCCGTATTTGGTAAACAGAGTTAAACGTGTACTGAGTAAAGATGATACAAGACGTTTTTGTTTATGGGGTGCATTACCCAAGTCGAGAACGTTTGAACGATTTGGTAGTGAAACACTAACGTTTGATACTATTGGTCGTGTACACATGGACTATATGCAACTGTATCGTAAGTATACATACCACGAAATGCATAGTTACAGTTTAGATGCTATTGGTGAATATGAATTAGATGAACGCAAAGTTCAATACACAGGCACACTGGATCAATTATATAACAATGACTTTGAAACGTTTATTGAATATTCGAGACAGGATACTGCACTACTAGATAAACTAGATAAGAAATTAAAATTTATGGAGTTGAGTAGTGAACTAGCACACAGTAATACAGTGTTGTTACAAACAACAATGGGTGCTGTCGCAGTTACAGAACAAGCAATTATTAACGAAGCACACGAACGTGGGTTAGTTGTTCCAAGTCGTAAGAGTAGAGATGAACTTGGTAACACACAGGCGGCTGGTGCGTATGTGGCATACCCACAAAAAGGATTGCATGATTGGATTGGTAGTATTGATATTAACAGTTTGTATCCTTCGGCTATTCGTGCTCTTAACATGGGAAATGAAACTATTGTAGGACAGTTGCGTCCGGACTACACAGACCGACACGTTAAAGATAGCATGGCTGACAAGAAGAGTTTTGCAGATTCTTGGGAAGGTATGTTTGGTAGTATCGAATATGAACTAGTTATGTCACAAGACATCGAAAAAGAAATTGTACTTGAATGGGAAAACGGTTCGCATGATATAATGTCTGGTAAAGAGATCTATAAACTTATATTTTTAAGTAAAAAACCTTGGATGTTAAGTGCAAATGGTACTATATTTAATTCGCAAATAGAAGGTGTTGTACCTGGACTATTAGCACGTTGGTACAGAGAACGACAAGATATACAAAAAGTAAAAGCAAGTGCAACAACTCCGGAAGAGAAACAGTTTTGGGATAAACGACAGTTAGTTAAAAAGATTAACTTGAACAGTTTATATGGTGCGATTCTTAATCCAGGTTGTAGATTCTTTGATAAACGTATCGGACAAAGTACTACATTGTGTGGCAGAAGTATTGCAAAACACATGGACGCATATGTTAATGAATGTTTAACAGGCGTGTATGATCATAGAGGTGAAACTATTATATATGGTGACACAGACTCTGCATACTTTAGTGCATGGCCCGTTCTTAAAGAACGTGTTGAGAAAGGTGAATTAGAGTGGAACAAAGATACTTGTACTGCTTTATATGATTCTATTAGCGACAAAGTTAACGAAAGTTTTCCAGGCTTTATGAAGAAGGCTTTTAATGCACCTAGGGAAAATGGAGAGATTATTGTTGGTGGTAGAGAAGTATGTGCAACCAAAGGTTTGTTTATTACAAAGAAACGTTATGCATTACTTATATACGACAACGAAGGATATCGCACAGATAAAGACAGTCCGGGAAAGATTAAAGCAATGGGACTTGACCTTAAACGGTCAGATACACCTAAGATTGTACAAGACTTTCTTAGTAACATCTTAACAGGAGTGTTAACTGGCGATGATAGAGATACTGCACTTGAGAAAGTAAAGTTGTTTAAAGAAGAATTCATGCAAAAGCAAGGTTGGGAAAAAGGTAGCCCAAGACGTGCAAATAACATGACAAAATTCCAAGCACTTGAACAGCGGCAAGGAAGAGCAAATATGCCAGGACACGTCAGAGCTAGTATGAACTGGAATAGATTGCGAAAGATGAACAGTGACAGATATAGTACCGAGATCAAAGACGGTCACAAAGTTATTGTTTGTAAAATGAAGGCAAATCCACTAGGATACACTAGTGTGGCTTATCCAGTTGATGAACCGCATTTGCCACAATGGTTTAAAGAATTACCGTTTGATGATAGTGCAATGGAAAGCACTGTAATTGACAGTAAGATTAACAACCTATTAGACGTATTGGGGTGGGACTTGACGCTAGATTCCAATACTAACACTAAATTTAATGATTTGTTTAGTTTTGAATAAAAAGAACTTGACTTTGAACCTAAATACACATATAATTATATTATTAACTGATGGAGAATAAATCTATGAAAGACTATCTAAACGATATTGTTCAGCATACACACAGCCTAGGCTTTATTGACTTGGTAAAAATTGAAGGTAGTGATGTTGCAACAACACTAGAAGGACTTGCAGATGACAGAAGTGTTATCGTACAAGCCAAATTTAAATCGCCGTACGCAGAGTTTATGGGTACGTTCGGTATGCCTAATTTAAGTAAATTAGCAATACTACTTGGTATTCAAGAGTATAAAGCAGATGCTAAGATTACAATTAGCAAACAAGAACGCAACGGAACAGATGTTCCAGTTGGGTTATACTTTGAAAATGTTAGGGGCGACTTTAAGAACGACTATCGCTTTATGACAAGTGAAGTAATTAACGACAAACTTAAAACTGTAAAGTTTAAGGGTGTTAAGTGGGACGTTGAAATTAAGCCAAGTATGGCGGCAGTACAACGTTTAAAAATGCAGGCACAAGTGCATAGTGAAGAAACAACTTTCATCGCTAGAACAGAAGATGGCAACTTAAAGTTTTACTTTGGTGACCATAGCACACACGCAGGTAACTTTGTATTCCAACCAGATATTACTGGTTCGTTGAAGCACGGTTGGCAGTGGCCCATTAACCAAGTAATTAGTATTTTGAGCCTCCCAGGTGAAATTACTATGCGATTCTCTGATGAGGGTGCTAGTATGATTTCAGTTGATTCTGGACAGATTCAATACGATTATATCCTTCCAGCACAATCTAAATAAAGGGGAAGTCAATGAAGACTAACCTTACAGATGCACAAAATGACTACGCAGTATTTCTGCCAGCATTAAGTACATTCTACGCACTCTTTGTAGGCAGACAACGTAGGCACGAATATATTGATTATAATCGTGTTCCTAGTTTTCTTCCACACGGTGTTGAAAGTATGAACTGGTTGGCACCAGAAGGTCTATGGAAATACAAATGGTCATTGCACTCGGCTGGTCATGCCAGTCTAGACTTGGAAAAGGATATGTATCGTGAAGATATGTACAGAGACAGGAACCGAGAACACAGTTGGTTACTAGGAGACTCAGGTGGTTTCCAAATTGGTAAAGGCAAGTGGGAAGGTGACTGGAGAGCAAATAGCGGTTGTGCTCAAGCACAAAAGAAACGTGATGGTGTTCTAAAGTGGATGGACAAGTTCATGGACTATGGAATGATTTTAGATATTCCGGCATGGGTAGGACGTAGTCCTGAAGGTGCAGAAAAAAGTAAAATTAGTTCATATCAAGAAGCAGTTGAAGGCACACAATTTAATAACGAATACTTTATTAAAAACCGTAATGGTAACTGTAAGTTCTTAAATGTACTACAAGGTGAAAACTTTGCACAAGCCGATGATTGGTATCAGCAAATGAAGAAGTACAGTGATCACCGATTGTACCCAGATACACATTTTAACGGTTGGGCAATGGGCGGACAGAATATGTGCGACTTGCATCTAGCATTGAAACGTGTAATTGAACTAAGGTTTGACGGTTTACTTGAAAAAGGTAAACAAGATGTTATGCACTTCTTAGGAACTAGTAAACTTGAATGGGCACTAGTACTAACTGCAATACAACGTGGTATTCGTAAGAACCATAATGAGAACTTCACAGTAACATTTGATTGTGCAAGTCCGTTCTTATGTACTGCAAATGGTCAAGTCTATACAGGACATAGAACAGTACAAGATGAAAAGTGGAGTTATATGATGTCGCCGGCACCAGATGACAAAGCATATAGTACTGACACTAGACCCTACGATGATTTAGCAACAGACTTCTTTAATAAACAAGGAATGAACTGGATGCCTACTCCTATTACACAAGGACTAAAAGTAAATGACGTTTGTATTTACAGTCCAACAGATGTTAATAGAATGGGTGTATCGACTAAAACTAGTTGGGATTCGTTTGCATATGCACTTATGATGAACCATAATGTATATACACACATTAATAGTGTACAAGAAGCAAATAGACAGTATGACGGTGGCAACTATCCTAATATGCTTGTTAACGATACATTCGATAAACAAGAAGTTAAAGATGTTATTGCTAGAATATTTGAACTTGATAACAAAGACCAAGCACTTGCATTAGTAGATGAACACACTAAACTATGGATGAAGGTCGTTGGAACACGTGGAGCAGTTGGTAAGAAAACTATTAACAGTTCTGCACAATTTAACAGTTTGTTTGAGGTATAAATGAAAAGTCTTATAGTAGGTATGGGTATTGGGCAACTATACATGAAGGTACTAACAGAAATGGGTATCGATGTTGTAACAGTTGACCCAAATAGACCTGCTGATTTTAAGACTATTCAAGATGTACCAATTGATATGTACGACACTGTACATATCTGTACGCCAAATGAAACCCACGAAGAACTTGCAAGGTTTATCGCTCCCTGGTGTCATTTAATGTTTATTGAAAAGCCTGGATTATCTACTTCGAAAGCATGGTCAGATTTGCACTATGACTTTCCAGAGTGTAGAATATCTATGGTAAAGAATAATCAGTTTAGACACAACATAGATGAACTTATTAATATGGCAAGAACAAGTCGTGTAGTTGACATTCATTGGCAAAACAAAAACAGAGTACCTAATCCGGGTAGTTGGTTTACAACAAAAGAATTAGCATATGGCGGAGTAAGTAGAGATTTACTTCCACACTTGTTAAGCCTTTATCAGGTATTCAATCCTAGTTATGCTAATACTCTTCCATCAGATAAAATAGCAAGAACTAATTGGGATCTTAAAGGATTACTTGATACAGATTATGGCACAGTTGATCCCGATGGAGTATATGATGTAGATGATGAAGCAGGTATGGGATATAAGACAAAGTTTTGTCAATACAACTTACTCGCTAATTGGAAAACAGACTTATACGATGATGTTGGGATTAACTTTGAAATACTTGGTCATATAGAACGTGTAGAATTAGGCTTATGTCCTGAAGAAGCATACAAAAGAATGATTGACATTGGACTAGAAAACCTGCATAATAATGAATATTGGGAAGATCAATTTACAAAGGATATGTGGATACATAAACAAATGGAAGAACTATGCTAGTAAAACTATTACAAACAACAGGCAATGGAAAGTTCGAAGAAATCGAATGGAACAAACCTAATGTAGGAAATGAAGAAATTGAAGTTATGGCTTTAATGACTGGCATTTGTCGTAGTGACATTGATATGATGAATGGTAACTTTGGTCCATTGCCTTTAAATATGCAAGGACATGAAGGACTAGGTCAAGTTACAAAAATTGGTAAAGAGATTACAGACACTAAGGTAGGCGACATTGTTGCTACTAGGGGTGAACCTGCATATGCAGATTATTACAACGTTAGACATAACGAATATGTAGTTGTGCCAGATGCTGATCCTAAATACATTATAGAGCCTGTGGCTTGTGGTATTAATATAGTTACAAGTAACTTAGACAAGTTAAACTATATGTCAGGTATGGCAAAGTTTAAAGGACAACGACAACGTATTTTAATTATAGGCAGTGGCTTTTTAGCAACAGTTGTTTACACAAAATTAAAGGTATTACGTTTAGCAGATGATGTTGATGTACTAGGTTCTCATAACAGAAAGTTTTGGGAAGATAGATTAATATCAGAACCTAACGGCAAGTATGATGTAGTGATAGATTTGAAAGATGATAGCACACTTGTATTTGATGGCGATATAATTAATGAGAATGCATTGATTATACTGGCGGCAGAGAAAAAAGGAATTACTACTACATTTGGTAACTTGTTATGGAAAAATGCAAGTATGGACTTTCCAAGTCCTAGAAACCCAAACTTTCATAGTAGTATGGGAGATGCAGTTTCCTTAATTAGTACAGGTATCTTAAACATAGATGGCTTTTGGACAAAAAGTTATGATAGAGATATGGAATGGGAACAAGCATTTGTTGACGGCAACAATCGTCCAGAAGGATACAGTAGAGGCTACATTACTTGGAATAAGCATATGTACAAACTGTATGAAAAAACCAGAGCTCAACGTATAGTTGACGAAACAGAGAGTAAATAGATGAAACAAATGATGCGAACGTATGCTACACTAAAAGGTGGCGAAGTTACAACTGATAAAGCAAAGTTCTTTATGAACAAAGAAGTTGAAAAGACTCCTATGTACGGTGAAAAGACATTGTTTGTATGCGGTATACAAGACTTAAATAGAACTATTGAACACGCAACCAATCATGATATTAAACACATCTATCTAGGCACAGGCACAACATTTAAACCAGTAACAAACGGTGACTGGACTGATTGGAATAATTACATCTCAGGATTGCTTAAAGCAGACTTATGGGTTACATTAGATTTTGATCTAATGGAATATGGTAAAGATATTTTAGAAATGGGCTGGGTTGAAGATAGACGCTTCATTCCTATGCAAAGTCTAAAACTTGGCTATTGGCAACAATGGAACCATAATACAACTATAAAGTTTGATGACACAGACTTTAATGCCACAAATCCTGGTGTATGGTGTGTTCCTATGGAAGATGTTATTAATCGTAAAACATTTTCAGATTGGGACAAGTACGTTGGCGACACATTTATTGAATAACCTTAGGAGGGTATAATATGATAGCAACAACTGATGAACTACGCAAAGAACATAAGGCACTTAAAAAACAAGTAGCGGAAGCAGAAAAACTCCGTGCAGGTGATCGAGGTTGGAGAAGCAAAGAAGATTTGATTGCTTTAAAACTAAAAAAATTACACATTAAAGAGCAAATTGCTAAAAGTAAGTCTTGACATTCGAAAACAACTGTACTATAATAATATAGAAAGTAACAACAATGGGAAGATACATAGACGATATGATTAGCGACATGAGAGCGGCGGCTATACAAGACGCACAAAAAAAGCAAATTGAATCCGCTAGTAAAATGATCTGGGTTACATTTAAGAAGGAAGGTATACACAAATACCCTGCCGCATTAGATGATCCTAAACTAGCAACAGGAGATGAATATGATGTTAGTTTTTTAGGCTATCCTCATAGACATATTTTTCATTTTAAAGTGGCAATAGAAGTATTCCACGACGACAGAGATATTGAATTTATTCAATTCAAACGTTGGCTTGAAAAATTATATGCAGAAAAAACATTAGAGTTAGATTACAAATCTTGTGAAATGATGTCTGATGATTTATTTGGCATGATACAATCCCGTTACCCTGAACGTACTGTAGAAATTGAAGTAAGTGAGGACGGGGAAAACGGATCTTTAGCGAAATATGAGTATACAAGGAATTAAGAAAAATGAAGCTCAGCAACACGGAGCAACTATTTGATCGACTGGATCAATATAAGCGGTTTTGCGTCGATAACGGATATCCGTTTAACGAAGCAGACCTTGGTCGAAACAACAGCCCATGGGGGCATATGCAGAAAAGCATTGCTAACAAGCGCCGTCCTTATAATCAATGGATTAGAGATGGCAAGGCTATGAGATCTCAAGGGAGGGTAATCCGGAAGTAATGAGAGAATTTATCTTTGAATCGTGGAATACTATTATGGATCATAACAAGAATCCATTAAGAGCTATTCCCGATTTACAAGTTAGACATATGGTGATGCAAATACTCGCATTTATGTGGTCAACTGTATTTGCAATCATTATTGTCAACAACATATGGGTTTTTATGTATAGTGCAATCGGACACGCATTATTTGTAGGAGCAGTAGTTGTTACCGTTGCCACATTTAGAGTAGCAGAAAAAAACCCAAATGCGTTTAAATTTAAAAATGGATATCATTCTTACGGTAGAGGTAGAGGTTCTATTATATTCCGTGATAAGAATGGTATTGCTCAAAAAGTTCCACTAGATCCAAATGATCCTGGTGGAGAACATGAATAGGATAAAAATGAAAACAGTATATATAGTAGACTTAGAGCCAGTCGAAACACGTTACACGGCTCAGTGGAAGAAACATTTACCTAAACAAATGTCTGAGTACTTTGGTACAGAGGATTATAACGTAGAAGTTATTAGTGGTGGAGATGTTCCACAGACTACTACACCTGGTGCATTTTTAAACTTTGCAGGAACTAACAGTTACAAAAGTCAACAGATGTTGCAAATTGCTGAACTAGTTGCAAGTGGTAAAGTTAAAGACGGCGATTACTTCTTGTACACTGATGCATGGAACCCTACAGTAATACAGTTAAAGTATATGGCAGAACTACTAGGTATCAATATTAAAATTGGTGGTATGTGGCACGCCGGTAGTTATGATCCAGCAGACTTCTTAGGAAGATTGATTGGTGCTAAACCTTGGGTACGTTACGCAGAAGCAAGTATGTTCGAATGTTATGACCATAATTACTTTGCTACACGATTCCATGTAGACTTGTTTGCACAAAGTTTCTTAACTGATACAAAGGATATTGATCAGAATTTAGAAGTAGGTAAGATGCAGATTGTTGGTTGGCCCATGGAGTATCTAACAGATACACTGCAACCGTTTGCTGGTGCTAAAAAAGAAAACATTATATTGTTTCCGCACAGAGTAGCACCTGAGAAGAATCCAGAGATCTTTGCTAAACTAAAAGAACTATTACCAGACTATGAATTTATTGTATGTCAGGATAAGCAGTTAAGCAAAGACGAATACCACGAACTACTCGGTAAAGCAAAGATTGTGTTTAGTGCTAACTTGCAAGAAACATTAGGTATCAGTGCTTACGAAGGTAGTTTAGTTGATACATTACCATTAGTACCTAATAGATTAAGTTACTTTGAAATGTATCCAGATGAATTCAAATATGCAAGTGCTTTAACAGTTGACTTAAAAGGTTTTGAAAAGAGTCCTACTGAAGTCGTAGACAAGATTATTGATATGATTGAGAACTATGACAAGTATGTTGAAACAAACAACTTACTAAAAGAACGACTTAAAGACTTCTTTGATGGTACTAAATTGTATCAGGCTATCAAGGCTAGTGTCGATGGAATTTAAAGATATTCCATGGACAGACGTAATAATTGATACACGAGATTTTACAGTCTTTAAAGATGCTTACCCTGTAACAGAAGGACATATCTTATTTGTTCCTAAATTACTTGAATGGTCATCTTTAGAAAAATGCTATAAAGCCGCTTATAATTGGGGATATGGTTGGGTAAAAGATGGTTACTGTGATGCTTATAACATTGGACAAAATGTTGGAGCAGAAGCAGGACAAACTATTGAATACCCTCATGTACATTTAATCCCAAGACGTAAAGGTGATATGGAAGACCCAAGGGGTGGCGTAAGACACGTTATACCTGAGAAGGGCAATTACAGGAAAGGAAGTTATGTTGAAACAAATAATAATTAATGCGGCTAAGAAACACGCCGAAGCAGAAGTAGATTTGCATAAAGCCAATATTGAAGTATATATGCAATCTGTGGTAGGCATCGGTGAACATAGTGATATTATCGAAACTGTTCAAAAAGAATTAGATAAAATGGCTACCGCTGACGACAGACTTGAAATGTTGAACAAACATTTTGGTTGACTTATACTATAATAATGTAGTATACTATAATAATAAACACGACTCGCCGTGTATAACTAGGGGAATTAAATGAGTATAAGTGAAGAAATTAAAAAAAGAATCCAGGCTGATAAAGGACGTTATTGGGCTGGAGATAACATTAGCAAGTATCTTGAAGATGGTGATACTGAGAAACTAATCGAAGAACTTACACCTAAGTTCAGTAGTGTACTAGATAGTTTGCTTATTGATAGAGAAAATGATCCTAACAGTAACGACACTGGTAGACGTCTTGCTAAAATGTATATTAACGAATTGATGAGTGGACGCTATTTTCCAAAGCCTAATGCAACTGCATTTCCACAAGAGATGGCAGATGCATACACAGGTATTTTGGTGGTTCGTAGTGAACTTAAAAGTGTCTGTTCTCATCACCACCAACCAGTTACTGGTGTCGCATACATAGGAATACTTGCGGCAGAGAAATTGATTGGGTTGAGCAAATACACTCGTATAGCTCAGTGGTGTGCAAGACGTGGCACACTGCAAGAAGAACTTTGTAATAATATCGCTAGAGAAATTATGAATGCAACTGGAAGTGAAGACGTGGGTGTTTACATTCAAGCAACACATGGTTGTTGTGAGAATCGTGGCATTATGGCACACAGTAGTTTAACACAAACTACAGTACTTAAAGGTGCATTTACAAATGACGCTGGTACAAAGCAAGAGTTCTTCGATAACATTAAACTACAACAGGAGTTTGCTCCTAGATAGGACTTTATGACAAGTGTAGATGATAGAGATAATGATGCAACGTTCGAAAACGAACAAAGTACTGTAACATTAACTTTAAAAGAATACGACAAGTTAAAAAGTAGTAAAGCATTTATTACAGATAAAAGTTTAATATCCGTAATAGATAAAATTGAAGAACTGGTTAGAGCATTAAGAAAACATATCGTGAGGTCTGAATTCAATGACTAGTTCTAAACCAATAGTATACCATATATGTGATGATGGAACACTCTTAGAAAAGAAAGACTACGAGTGGTTACAACTTCATATGAAGAAACAAACCAACAGTCCTAAGTATAAAGTTAAGGACAAGTTAAGCAAACGTACTAAACGATAATGACATTTAGTGACGGAATAGGTTTGTTCTTCCTAGGTATGGTAGTTACTGTTATAGTTCTATACTTAATCTTATTTAAGTTTATGGACACAACGGATAAAGAGAATGACAATAGAACCGATTAAAGAAAAACTTGACGATAAAATAGCAAAACTTAATAGTTCCAGAGTCTTCAAAAAGATTACACCTAAAGGAGACTTGTCGTGGTACATTAAG